GTCCTTATTCATCGTGTCTAAGTTCGCATTTATGTTAACGCTTTGTGATCTACTGATGTTTAAACCAGCTAATTGATTGAGCTCTTTGATGGCTGACACAGCTGCGTTAAGTTGTCCGCTTTCGTATGCAGTCTCGGTGATCTTCCACAACATCGTGCCAGTCTTGGCTGGAGTTATCGCATACTTCTCAGCTAACTCATCTTGCTTGACTCGTATGGCTTTGGTAACGCTAGGAAAGTCTTTACCGTTTAGCATCTTGTTAGCTGCTACTGCTGGGTACTCGTAACCAGCTCGTCTAGCTGCTTCTGTCTGACTACATGATCCTTCTGTGTAATACCACACAAAAGCTGTCTGCATCTCTGTCAAACCAAACTCTTCGTCCTTCTCAAATTGAGCGGGAGCATCGACTAGCTTAGGTCTTTCTTTCTTTGGTCTTGCCATAGTTCATTTCCTTTTATTCATTCTACCAAGAATAACACTAGAAGAAATCATCCATCTTTCTTTTCATCTTTTCAAACATACTGTTCTTCTCATAAGAAGAGTATTTTTTGTTGAATATCATTCGTGCTTTTTGAGCGTGGTAAGGTTCTTCTAAGAACTCTCTTCTCTCCGTGCTATTCAATCCCCACCATCGATAGAAATTATCGTCATAGCTACGGCTCTCATCATACTTAAATTCAGTCATTAATAGCTCCCATTAAAACCAGCAGTGTACAGTGTGCAGTGTATGGCGGTTTATCTATACCCAATACTAAACCCCTATAAACGCCCATTTATACCGTTATACTACTATATATATTTATTATTATTATAAGTATATACCTAACACTACCTATAAGAGAAAACCCTTTGTTTACTTGGTTTTCTTTACAGTGTACCTTAACCCCTACCTCACCCTGTTTCATGCACTTCACCCTTATTTACTACCGTTTCTTTTAAAAAAGAGTCGGACGTAGTATTTTCGTAACAGTGCAATGAAAGTGAATACACCTGTTTGCACCATCGCCGTTGTCGTCACTGATAGGTCAGCAGCGGTCGTGAAGGTCAGCACAGTGAACGCCACAGGAAAGGACAGTGCGAACCCAATGCCTACGTCAAACAACGCCTCCTTCGCCACTGTCTTGTCAATCATCGTCACTCCGTGGATAGTAAACCATCACCATTGAGTTGCACTTGGGACAATTTAAGGTAGTTTCAATAGACCAATCCCCATCTTCGCTGTCGTGGTCTGCGCCCCAAATTAGCTTAGTCTTACAGTGCCAGCAGTTCATTAATCAAACCCTCCGTAGTTACTGGATGGAATGTCGTCTTGTGGCGTGTCGTAATCTATATCGTAGACTTTCTTTCCATTGGAGCGTCTGGGTTCCACCCCCCGCTCAAAGAGCACCCTCGCTGCGTCTTTAAAATCGGGCATCCTTGGATTTCCAATCCCCAAGTCCCGCAGTAGCTTAGTCATCTGTACAGGCTTTGCGTATTCACTGCCAAAGTTAACGTGTTGCAGCAACAAGTCTTCGACACTGGACTGGGTACGGTAGCCCTCGTTACTATCTTGCAATAGCTCGCGCTCATCGGGGCTTAAAAACCAGTTCTTCTGCCCTTGTACATACAAAGTCTCTTTTACCTCAGCCCACAGTTGTTGCATGTCGATACCGTGATTCACGTTGATGTCAGTGACTGAGATACACCAGAATCTTCGGTTTCCAGAGCTGTCGGTAAGAAATTCTCTTGCGTTAACACTAGCGTAGAACGCTGTGCGCCGTTGATACGTTGTGAAGGCTCTATCATAGGGTAACCTCAGTTCGTCCGTCTTCGCCGTTACAAATGCCTTTAATTGGTCTATATCACTCTTCTTAAAGGTGGATTCGATCTCTCCGAGTTCGACTATCCAGTGGCTGACCGCCCTTTTCACGCTGTCCTTATCACTTGGGTTCAGCGTTGCACCTTCTAATAGCCATCCTGTGTTGTAATCACACAATCTCTTGAACCAAAGCGTTTTACCTAGACCTTGAGCACCTTGGAACACCAATATGCCTTCTAATTCGACACCCTTGGGCTCATAAGCAGCTGCCACACATGAAATTAACCATTTCTTGAGCAACATGTCTTTCAGAGCTGTGGGTGTGCTAGAAGTAATCGTATCTAGGAATTCTTGTAGCCGTGAAGTGCCATCCCAAGGCTGACCGTCTATCCACTCAATGACAGGATTGTATTCATTAGCCAAAACCTTCAAATAATCTCTAACTCGAGTGTGCGGGACACCCATCTTGATACAGCGGTCTTCTATTTCGACCAAACTCGCTTCTTCCTTCATGTCAGCGATAAACTTAGTGTTGGGTATGTCTATTTCCATTCTCTTCTTAATGACGTTGTAATTGCAATCAATACTGTGAGTCTTCATAACTCCCAATACATTGTCTTTGATGTTCAACATGCGTCCTTTCTCGGATTTTGTAAAATCGACTTCTGTGGGGACATCGATATTCTGTAGTGCGGGCAATACTTCACCACTGACCACCCTATGGTCGTTGTAATCGCCTTTTGTTTCTGGCATGTGTACCTCAGCCATACCTTTGTTCTTAGTGATCCATTTACAGGCTTTAACAGCTTCCTTTTCACCCGTTTGACTGTCATCGTTGTCCGCTATAAAGATATGCTTACGGTCTTTCAGTGTTTCAAAGACGGTTTCTGCTACCGCAGATAGGTTGTAAGCATCGAAAGCGACAAAGACAGGTAATGACATATCTTTGTGTACAGAAGCAGCCGTGGCGTAACCTTCTGCGTAATAAATGGTGTCTGCCGACTTGAGTATCTCTTGTCCTAATATAAAAAAGCTACCGCTTTTTTTAGAACCAGTGAGGAAACGCTTGGTGCCATCGTCATTGATATATTGTAGACCTACCACCGATAGATTGATGTCCAACAGTGGGATCATCAACAAACCTTTTTCGTCTTGACGTAAACCATAAGACAATACTTGTTTGCGTTCTAAATAAGCATGACGTTCACAAGGAACAGCGCCATCCCAGATACCTTGAGCACGTTTAGCAGCTTTGCTGTACTTAGCAGCCTTTTTAATCTCTACTTCTTTCTGTAGGAGTTCTATCTCTTCACGTTCTGCTTTAGTAATGGTCTGGCGCTTTCTATTTTCTGGTTTCCAGATCGCTGTCGGTTGGTCCATTGAGATACGATAGTCTCCCACTCGACCAAAGGGGACACTTTGCTCTATCCAGAGCTGGTACCAACCAGACAGCTTTCTTTCACCACCAAGATTGACGTAAGCTCTTCCGATGCTTCCATCAACCACCAATCCTGTTTTCGGGTCAGGTTCCATGCCTTGTTCTTGCATGAAACTTAAAAATTGTGCTTGGTAATCTGAGGTTAAGGGTCGGTCGAAGTTTTTGGTGTTAGGTCTGCTTATTTTCAAGGTCGTATCTCACTATTGCTATGTTTATAAAAAACTGTATAATCCTACACTAATTTACAATTAAATCAAATCAAAAAATGGAGGAAATATTGTGAGTATAAAAATAACAGCAAGTGGCGGTGACTTTGAACCATTGCCAGAAGGTAACTACACAGCGATATGTTATAAGATCGTTGACCAAGGTACAAGAGAGGAACAGTTCAAAGATAATCCCAAGAAAAAAAGACATACATTAAATGTGTCTTGGGAAATACCATCGGAGAAAATGGCAGACGGTAGACCCATGAGTATATCTAAAACCTACACGGTTTCTCTGAATGAGAACGCTACTTTGTACAAAGACTTAGTAACGTGGCGTGGAACTTCCTTTACTAAGGAAGAACTCGAGGGTTTTGAAATAGACAAGATGATAGGTGCTCCAGCTACTTTAGAAGTAGAGCACGTTAATGAAAAGGCAAGAATCAAAGCTATATTTAAACCAGACGAGTTTAAAAAGACAGCCACACAAAATGATCCAATCATCTTTGACCTTAATCTTTACTGCGATGAGTTCAACGGCAACACATCAAAAGAAACCAAAGAAATGTGCGATGTATTTGACTCATTACCTGAGTGGCAACAGACTTTGATTGAAGAGAGTTTTGAATTGTTAGCCGCTAAAGACGGCGATGATGCAGAAGAGACTTCTTCTAGCGGAGAAGGGTTGGCTGACTTAGCCAACGACAAAAAGGAGGATGAAACCATTCCCTTTTAACTTCCAAGGGTGGCTCGGTTTATCATCACACTTATACACCTCCAAGAGTCGCCCGAGGAAATTTAAGGATATAGGACGCAAAAAGAAATGAGCGATTCAATAGACTTAGTTAATGCACCGCCTCACTATACCTCTAGTGAGGTTGAGTGTATTGATTACATCAAACAACAATTAGGACCAAACTTTAAATACTATTTGGAGGGTGCCTGTATAAAATATATGCACAGATATAAGTACAAAAACAAACCGTTGGAAGACTTAAAGAAACACAGGTTTTATTTAGATAAGCTAATACAAGAAGTAGAAATGGAGTCACCATTTTGAGTGAAGGAATAAAGTACACAGTTTACCCACTACCTTCTGCCCTTATGTTAGAGCACCAGTTAACCGAGCAAACGGTTAACGCATTAAATAAATACCTGAACAAATTAAAGAAAGACGACAACAAGAAATCACACGCCGATCATTTGGTTGGTCAAATAAACCAAGGTGAGCAACTGTTCATGGACTACAAGACCGAAGAATTAAAACCATTCGTGGGATTGGTCGAAACGCTCGCTGTGAATTACATTCAGCAATTTGTGAAAATGGTGGGAGCGAATGTCAGACCCAAGCACATTAATATAGATGATCTTTGGTCGGTGCACAGCTATGAGGGTGACTTCAACCCTATCCATGACCATGGCACATCTTCGCTGATGGGAATTTCATTCACCACATGGACTATGGTGCCACCACAGATAGCAGAGTTAGGTAAGAACGCTGATTTATACAATTCATCAGGAGCCGTAAACGGCTACTTAAACTTCGTTTATGGACTGAATCAGATATTAGACCCTGA